TGAGCAAATTAATAGTATTTTAGAAGATGAATTTGAATTATTTGTTTCTAACGAAAAAGCAGATATGCAAGAAATATATTTCAATTCATACTGTTAATAAAGGAGAAAGTAAAATGCCAAAAATTTTAAGCGATTCACAAGTAAAAGAAAGAATAAAATTAATTATCAGGTTAAGAGCGCGAGTAAAGCCGATGAAATGGGCAGATGTAGCTAGAGAAATAGGTATCAACGAAAAAAGCCTGTATTTTTTCAGAGCTAGATATCTAAAGGAAACAATTTAAGGAGTAAAACAATGGATAGATTTTCAGGCAGTTTTAAAGATTTTTTAAATTTATTAAAAATTGGGTCACATAATACTTGCGACAAAAAAAATAATAAAAACAAAGATAATGCAACAAATAAAAATATAGATAATAACTGTAACAATATTCGAAATACAAACTATATTGAAGTAAATATTGATTTTATATATGAAAATCATTCAGTTAATTTTTCACTAAATTAAGACAATACAAATAATATGAAAAATTTATATATATATATATTATTATTTATTTATTTATTTATTACTAGCAATATTTTATGCACCACAAAAATAAATTTAAATGTAAAAATGTATTCTGGCATAGAAATCGGTAAAATTGAAAATGGAAATGGATTTATGAACTTAAAATACTTTGATATTGCAATTAAAAACAAAAAGTTTAAATCTGAATTTACACTAAATACTGGTTTTACATCAAATAGAAAATCATTATTAAAATACAATCATTTTATTAACACATTTAGAAACAAAACCACTTATTACATAACAAATAATTTAGGTATATTTTTCTCTACATCATTTTCAAATAAAATACAAGGTAGGAATAATTACGTATCATTTTTCACAGAAGATAACTATCAATCGATAGGCATTGATTTTATATTTATGTAATGACGTTTTTCAAGGTATTTAATAGCGGCCTTTAACTCATAAATACAAATCTTATCTTCTAGCTCCATATCATTTATAGCATCATCTAGTTCATCAATTGCATCTTTTGCTTTTTTGTACACATCTAAAAGTTCTGGAACTGCCACAATCGCTTTTTTATCTTCATAAACTGGCGGCTCTCCACAGCAATTCGTTGTCATGCTATCTTTAATTCCAAAGGGGTCGAATTCGACCGGTTTGGGGGATCGGGGTTATCACAAACATTGTTAATTATTAGTATTATCGCGCTCAGAAAGCATGGCATCGGAAACTCTATACGAAGCAATTGCGTAAGCTTCTTCTGAATGAACCCTTTTCCCGTCACTAAATAACTCAGTTGCTGGATTAGAAAGCATTCCTTTTAAAGCCATACCAGCAAACCAATCTCTTAATGTCATACATTCTGAATAAAATCCTGTATCAGGACTATTTGAACTTGTAAAAGCTTGTATCTCAGTATTTTTTTTAAGCATTTCTTTGTATTCTTCGATTTGAAGTTGTTGTTTAGCTATTAGTTGATCTTTGGTCATCTTCTCTCACACTCTTTCTGACAAGCTATACAAATCATCTTACCTTTTTTTGTTTTTTTCGTTTTTGCATCGCAACATTTTGAACTCATTTAAATACCTTTCTTATATAATTTAATTTTGACCATATCGAGCATATGTTCTAAATGGTTTCCAATGGAATTTTAAACTCATTTACATAACTCCATGAAAATCTCATCTTAGGATTCTTTTGATAGAAATTGTGGTAAGAATTTCCTTACATCATCAAAGTTTTTTACATAATTTCCCATATTTTTTCACTAATAACATTTGCTATTTCTGGTTCTATATCTTCGGATTCCGAAACCATTTTGTTAGCTAGTTGAGTTAAAATATGTACAACTTTCAATATATTTATATTTGTTAAAATCATTTAATCTAGTAATTTTATACTATTATTTTCTAGTAATTGTATATTTTTATCTTTATTATAAAACAAATAAAACTCCCATATTTTACGAACTTCTTTCAATGTAAAACTAAACTCTTTTGTAGTTTCAAAACGTAAATCACGCCCAATTTTTTTTAAAACTAAGGCAACGTCGTCATCTACAACAAAACCAGTGTATTGCTTTTTGAATCGTTCTAAAAAAGATTGAAATTTAATTTCTTTTTCGTCATCTTCACTTAAATTATATCTATTAGCATGTTTAATGATATTACTTGGTCTTGGCATATATTGACTATCATTATTTTTAACTAAATATCTAATTGATTTTACAACATTTTGTATTTCTTCATCAATCAAAAAATCTATATAAGATTTAAACATTTCTTTATCTTTGTTCAATGGATCTTTTTCATACGCTCTAAACATTGAATTTAATGCTGAGATCAATTCTTTACTCATATTTACCCTCTTTTCTGTAATTCATTAACAAACTCATATATCTCATTCACAGATTCTGTTTCGTATTGTTCGTTATTTTTTTTATTAACGATTTTATTGTAATTATTCTCACTGTACCTTAATAGCCAATTCCTAGAGGCCGCTACCCAGCTCTTCATTGGCTTTCCTGCAACTTTCCACCCGTTAGATTCATAATAGTTGAAAAATTGCTCTGACTGCAAAAATAAAGCCCTCTCATTAACATTTAGACTCTTAGAAAATGCATATTTAGATATTTCTTTAAAAATATCATTAATTTCAGGCTTAACAAACTTTTTCTTTTTATCGATACTTTCAAAAATATTAAATTGCTCATTTTTATCACTTTCTTTTTTAGATATTAATTTATTAATATCTTTTTTCTTTATATTATTATCATTCTTATCATTATTGTTTGTGCGCGCTATCGTTTCACTATCGTTTCGCCATCGTTTCGCTATCGTTTCGCTATCGTTTCTTGATTCTTGATATTTATCATAATTTACGCACGAAATTAACGTTCCTTTTCCGATCGCTATCGTTTCGATCATTGAATCATTTTGTAAAAATTTTATTGCACGTGTGATTGTCGATCTATGAATATTAATTTGCTCTGATAATTTACTAAGAGAAGTATAAAAAGACCCCCTTTTTATCAATGTTTTTTGATTATTGATAATGATACTCTTATCTTTATGATTACATCTAAGTAAAATCTGAATAAATACTAAAAAATATGATTGATTTGTCATTAAATGATGATCTAATAATGATCGATGAAGTTTTATATAACCCTCCATATTTACCCCCGTTTTTTAGAATATTCTCTTAGCCAATTCATTACCGAATCTAATTCAAAAAGATTTTTTCCGCCCATTCTAAAAACTGGCATACCGAATTTTATGAATTTGTAGATTGTTGTATTCTTGTATTTTATTTTTTTCTCTAATTCTTTTATTGTTAATAATTCCATTTTTTATACTCCTGTTTTAGTTATTAACAATACTATACAATAAACAATTGTGAATTACAATGTATTAATATAAATAAAAAACGGTTGACTTTTTTATTTATTACATATATTATAAATTCATTAAAAAACAAGGGAGTAAATATAATGAAAGAATTATTAAGAAAACTACAAAAGGTTCAATCAGAGTTAAAATCTAAAAAAAAGAGGTATAATTCATTTGGTGAATATAAATATAGATCATGTGAGGATATCCTAGAAGATGTCAAACCACTTCTTTTTGAAAATGGATTATTTATCTTAATTTCAGATGATATTGAATATTATCATGGTAGGCATTATGTTAAATCAACAATTAGTGTATATGATATTTCATCAAATACAGGTACTTTTTTAGAGGTACATGCATATGCAAGGGAGGAAGAATCAAAAAAAAAGATGGACGCAAGTCAAATAACTGGTTCAACGTCATCATATGCAAGAAAATACGCATTAAACGGCCTTTTTGCTATCGATGATGCAAAAGACAGTGATGCGACAAATAAACATGAAAATTACAAAAAAAAAGAAAAACAACATGTAAATGAAGATAAAAAAAGAGAATATCTAGAAAAAATGCAAAAATCTAATTCTATAGAAGAGTTAAAGGAATTATGGAGTAACGATATTCCGCAAGAATATCGAATAGAATTATCATATGAAAAAAATATATTAAAAGAAAAACTTGATAAAGAAGCGAAAAGCAAATAGGTGAAATTTTATGAAAGAATTAAACAAGTATAACTATATTATAGAAAAAGACACATTAACTATTTTTGATGAGGGGGAATTAAGATTAGATTCTATTTTAAATAAAAAAATAAAAAAATTAAACGCTCCTAATTCTGATGCGATTTATTGCCAAAATAACAATTTAACGGAATTAAACGCTCCTAATGCTAAAAGAATTTCTTGCTACAATAACAAATTAACAGAATTAAACGCCCCTAATGCTAAAGGAATTTTTTGTTGGAATAACAATTTAACAGAATTAAATGCCCCGAACGCTAAAGGAATTGATTGTTCTTATAACAATTTAACAGAATTAAATGCCCCTAATGCTAAAGTAATTTATTGTTCTTATAACAATTTAACAGAATTAAATGCCCCGAACGCTAAAGAAATTTATTGCTGGAATAACAAATTAACAGAATTAAACGCTACTAAGGCTGAGATAATTGATTGCCGTCATAACAAATTAACAGAATTAAACGCTACTAAGGCTGAGATAATTGATTGCCGTCATAACAAATTAACAGAATTAAACGCCCCTAATGCTAAAGTAATTTATTGTTCTTATAACAATTTAACAGAATTAAACGCACCTAATGTTGAAAGAATTTATTGCTGTAATAACAAATTAACAGAATTAAACGCCCCTAATGCCAAAAGAATTTATTGTTCTTATAATAAATTAACAGAATTAAACGCCCCTAATGCTAAAATAATTGATTGCCGTCATAACAAATTAACAGAATTAAACGCCCCTAATGCTGAAAGAATTTATTGTTACAATAACAATTTAACAGAATTAAACGTTCCGAATGCAGATTTAATTTATTGTTACAATAACAATTTAACAGAATTAAATGATACCAATACTAAGCTAGAATCTTGGTAACAATTTAACAATATAATGGTTGATAATAAATTATTATTATGTTAAATTATATATGAATTAAAACAAGGGAGTTATAAAAATGATAGTACATAAAATAGAGCAAAAAAGTGAAGAATGGAACGAGATTAGAAAAGGCAAGCTAACCGCCAGTAATTTTTCTAAAATATTAACAAAAACAGGCAAACTATCTTCACAATATATCGATGTTATCTATGAAAATTTAGCAGAGTTGCATACATGCCAAAGTGAATACCAGCCTACAAATTTTTATATGGAAAGGGGGTTAGAATTAGAAGAATACGCTATTTTAAACTATGAAAGTATATCAGGCGAAATAGTTGATAAAATTGGGTTTATTGAGTCTGAATGTGGTTTACTTGGGGTTTCACCCGACGGGTTGGTCGGTAAGGATGGTATTATTGAGGTTAAGTGTTTGATGCAAAAAAAACACATTGCTTTGTTACTTGGAGAATATAAAGAAATAGATACTTATATACCTCAGATGCAATTCCAGTTGTTTGTATCTAAAAGGAAATGGGTTGATTTTATTTCTTATAATCCCGATTTTATAGAGCCTGAAAAAAGAATATTTATAAAAAGGATATTTATTGATGAGGAATATCAGAAATTAATTTCAAAATCTATAGATCAATACAAAGAAAAATTTATTGAATTAAGTAATTTATTGGGTAAAAATAATATATTTTAAAATAGGAGTAATAAAAATGAATCAAGTAATTTTAATAGGTAATCTTACTCGCGATGTTGAGTGCAATGCTGTGAGTACAGGCGATTTAGTAGCCAAATTTTCTATAGCTGTAAATAGGGGGAAAGATCATGTTGACTTTATAAACTG